CTATTGTATTAGAAGATTTTTGAGTTACTGTACCTAAAGTAGAAGTGCCGCTTATACCAGTAACAGCTACATTGGCACCTGCGGTTACTGTTTCGTCACCTAAACTTGTAACCGAAGCTACAGCGGTAACACCTGTAACAGCAGCACCTGCTGTGATTGCATTACCTAATGCTGAAGTACCTGCGTTACCTGTAACAGAAGTATTTGAATCTGCTATTACAGTTTCATCTCCTAGTGTGCTTGTACCAGCAATACCTGTAGGTGAAATATTAGCTGTACCTGTTACTGTTTCGTCACCTAACGTTCCTGTTGATGAAACTCCTGTAGGTGAAACAATAGCTTTAGCTACTACGCTTTCATTTCCTAATGTTCCTGTTCCAGCGACACCCGTAGGTAAAATAACAGCAGTACCCGTTACTGTTTCATTACCTAAAGAAGAAGTAGCACTTAGACCAGTAACACTTACATCAGCGTTAGCTGCGATTGTTTCGTTACCTAAGGTAGCAGTTCCTGATACACCTGTAAGTGTTATATTAGCTTCTGTAACAATAGAAACACTGTTAACAGAACCTGTAGCCGATACACCAGTTAATTCAACAGGTACAGATGTGCCCCAAGCACCGTCGCCCCAAGCACCTCTGCCCCAGCCTGTTATATCAGCCATGAGCTACTAAGCTATTCTTATAATTGCGTTAGAAGCGTCTGCTGTTGGGAATTGAATAGTGAAATCACCTGCTGTTGAAGTCTTATCTCCACCGAAATCTAAAACACATACTGAAGGGTCTGAAGCTGCAGCTTCATTATAAATTAATGCACCTCTTGCAGTAATTGTAGCTGTACTGAAAGTTAAATCATTAAAATCAGTTAAAGCTGTTGTTCCTGATGTTGTTGGGGTGACACTTGTTAAAAAAGCACCTTTTGCAGTATATCCAGTTCCACTCACTTCATTAGTTGCTGTATATGCAGTTGTACTTGCGTCTAAAGAAGCTGAACTTGTATATAAAGCTAATTTAAAAACATCACTTGCTGCGGTAAAATCATGTGTAGCAGTCATTAATTCTTTTTTAAATGAAGTACACATTGCTTGTGTTATTGCCATTATAGTCTCCTAATAATATTAGCCATTTCTTTATGACCTTGTTTTTCTAATAAACCTGCTACAGTTGCTCTGTCACTAGCAATAGCTTGTTTTATGTATAATAAAATAACTTGTTGGATAGTATCTTTAAATGCTTCTGCTTGGGCTTTTACCATAGGGTCAGCATTATCACTTATACCAATAAGTTTTTCTACTAATCTTTCTGTCCAATATTCAGGACTTAAACCTTTATTTTCTGTTGTTTGCACGTTAACAGTACCTAATGTTGGTTTTACGTCTACACTAAACATTCGGTGCTCCTATACTAAGTTTTACTTGGTCGGCACGTGCTTCGTCTCTTAAATTTTTAAACTCTCCTAAAAGTTTTAAAGTAGCTAAAGCTTCTTGATATCTAGTTTCATATAAAGCTATTGTATTAGGGTCTTGTTTTAAAAAGTATGCTCCTTCTACTAAAGAACCGTATAACATCGCATTAGGTGCGTTTTCTGATAACCAACTTTGACCACTATCTCCTAAAGTTGTAAGAGAATTAGGTCTGTAATAGTAATGTAGTTCAACGTTATAATTACTATCAGGAGTTGGAGCTACTATAAAACTGTCCTCATCAAACTGTGCATAGTAAAGGGGTTTGCCTGTTGTTGCGGCTTGTGGTGTGTAATCTCTTATATATGAAACTTGTTTTAATAATAGGTAAGAATAATTATTACTACCATCTATCACAGCTAAACTAAACGATGATAAATAATCGTCAGGCGTAGATAAGTATGTATTATCTGATGTAAGAGTACCTGAAACATTTTTACGGAATACAGGTAATTGAACGTTTTTTAAAATACGTTCTTCAGTAGTTTGAATGAAATTATCTAAATTATTTACAAAAGTTGTTTCAGAACTATCTAAATAATCCTGAATTGCTGTTTTTAAACTACTATACGTAAATCCTGCCATTATGTAATACTCACTGTAACGCTACCTAAAGCACTTGTTACTTTTTGTCCCTCTAGTTTACTACCAATAGGGTCACTTTGAAAAGTCATACCTGCCGCTGATTGGTTTGTAGTTTTTACTAAACCCAGTTGTGATTGCGGTAAAGTTACTTCTGGTCTAGGTTGGTGTAATGCTTCTGCATCCGCAGTTAAAGGTGGTGGGTCAAGTTGCGGGTGTTTAGGCTCGTAACATTCATGACATACCTTAGAATTATCCCAAGTCATTCTAGCGTTTGTGTATTTGTATCTAAAACCACAAGTATCGCAAATAAAATAAGCGTATTTACCAGAAGCGTAAGACATTATATATATTCTCTTTTAGGTACAATCCTTAAAGGAGACCTATCTTCATCGTATTTTAATGCGTTTAATAAATCTTGTTCGTACTGTTGTTTTAGTATCGGTAATTTTTGTGTATTCTTTTTTAAACATAAATAATACGCTAAACCAGAAACTAAACAGGGAAGAAATCTGTTTGGTATATCTATATCTTGTGCAGCAGCATCAACATCCTCTATTGTACGCCAAACATAGTAAATGAGTTTGTCAGTCGAATTCTCTGGTGTTGGGTATAAATGTATTTTTGGTGTTGTATGTCTTTCGAGCCAGTATTGGGTTGGTCTAGCTTTTGTTGATTTATTAGGAATACCAACGTATTCGTTTCTATCTATTCTACTTATACTGTAGTCTGTAACAACATTATTAACTGTTTTTTCTATATAAGCGTCTAATATATCAATATCAAAAGTATTAATACCATATTCATTAGTACCTTCAGTAAGGGTTAGCTCTACCTTACTTACTTCCCACATTTGTATGCCTCTATTATTCCAATCGGCAAACATTATATTTAAAGAACGTCTAGCAGTTACTGAATCATAAGACGTACGAGCTTCTAAACCTGCAAGTTCGTACGCCTCTTCGATTGCGTTTGCAACATTAACTGAAAAAGCTCTTGTGCCCGATGTCGCCATTAGTTGTAATAAGCTACAAAGAAATCACAATTAGCTAAAACAACATAAGCACCAGTTTCAAACTTTACACCGTCATTAGGTATATAGTGGTCGAAACTTTCATTTGCTGCAGAACCAAATTTAAAATGTATTAATAGTTTAGTACCAGAAGCACTAGTGCCATCATATATTTTAATTTCACCATCAGCAGCACTTGCTTGTGCTTGTATTGATTGAATTCTTATAGGTCCTAAATTGGTAGCAGTACCTGCACCGCTACCAATAAAACCTTGTAATTGTCCAGTTGCAGTTAAAGCTTTAGACGCTTTTACATCTGATGAACTCATACTATTCTCCTAAATTAAGAACCTGAGAATGGTGTTACTAAAGTTCCTGAACCAAGTATAATTCCTTCTACAGCATATTTTGCTGAACCAATTGCAGTAACTTTAATAATACTTCCTGCTAATCCACCTTGAGTTGTGCCGTTCAGAGTAATAATATCGTTAGCTGCACCTGAAATAAAAGTTTTACCTGTTGCGTTATTTACACCTGTATATAACCCACCAACAAACTTGTCAGTACCATCAGTAACAATAGTCAAACTAGTTGCTGCTGTTTCTATTACAAAAGTAAAAGTAGCACCTAAATTATTAGTTTGGTTTGGGTCGTCGTCTCTTCCAGGAGCAGTTGCATCAATACTTGGTAAAGTAAAGGCACCATCTGCATCATTACAAGTTAAAACTTTACCTGAATGTGCTGCTACTGTAAGTGTTGTGTCTGCAGTTAAACTAACAACGTTAGCATTTCCTGCTGAAATAAATCCTGCTAATGATTTTACAGGACCTGAAAATGTGCTTTTTGCCATATTAAGTCTCCTTAACAAATCTATCGTCTTGGCGTGTCTGCTAGGGCAGTCGATAGATAGTTAATATATATCCCTAGTTCTGTCTACATTTTATATTATTAAATACAAAAAAGAAAGGGGACCGAAGTCCCCTTAAACAAATAAGCTTGTTTACGCTCCAGGAGAGCCAAAAATACCTCTCCAATCACTGAAACCAAAACTATATCTTTCTCTAGCTTTATATCTAACATTACCTGTTTCGAAATCACCTTCCATACTTGTTTGTACTGGTGTTCTAACAAAATGTTTTAAGCCATTAGGGACATCTGTTTTGATAAAGAATGCGTCTGTATCAGTCAGATAGTTGTTAACAACGTAACCTTGTGGGACCATACCCATATTTCTGATTGCGTTGATATCGTTATCTGAAGTTGACACACGACCAGGAGACTCCATAAGTCTATCAGCTACAAATTGTAATGCTGGTGGAATTATAAGCTTAGTAGCTTGTGCATTGATTTTTAAACCTCTTTCATCTTTAAAATCAGCAATATCAATTAATGCTTGTTCTAAAGAAGTTTCGTTTAAATCCGCAGCTGTTGCTAACTCGTTTCTTAAATCGATGTTACCTACAGTTGGGTGGTCAGTTGCACATAGTTCCTTACCGTCGCCTCCAACAAAGGATGAATTAAAAGCGTTGTTTAAAACATTAGCTGCTTTAACTTGCTTTGTTGTATTCATTGACCTTGCCAGTGCTCTTGTGTATCTTGAAGAAAGAGTATCGTAAAGATTATCCTCTATTGCTTCTTCAGTCAACGCGAAAGCTAATGCTACGGTTTCGTGTGTATATCTTGATGTAAACGATTCCTGTGCAGTATCATAAACAACAGCGGCTCCCTCACCTTTAGTAGGTGCTTCGCCAAAACCTGAAAGCATAACTTCTTCTTCAAAAGCTCTTTCTGAACTTTCTGTGTCGAAGATTTCTTTATGTTGGTTTTCATAACTGTCGTATTCTAATCCAAAGAGTGCGTGCAAGCCAGGAACTAGCTCTTTGACTAGTTGTGCTCTGTTAATTGCCATTATATACTCCTATATTAGACTGCAAAAGTGTTAGTTGGGAACGAGAATAGAGCTCTAGCGTTAGCACCAATCGAATTGCTTGGATTTGACGCAAAGCCTACACATAATGCCACACCACTAGATGT